CACGAACTGGCTGACATAGTTCAACACCCAGTCTTTGTAAGCGATCGCATCGGTTAGCGCCTGCCCGGTCAGTGCCCTGTTGCCGAAGCGCGGCGTGCCGGTGCCGACGATCAGGTACTTGCCGGGCGTGTTCATGAACGCGGTGACGATCTTCATCACGTTGGCTTTCGTGTCATTGGCTTTCGTGTCGGCCAGGCTCATACCTGCCGTGGTGCTGTCGTTGGTGCGCGACAGCAGCAGCCACAGGTCGGCAGTGGATGACGCAATGCAGGCCGGCAGCCTGGCCAGAAACTGCCCGGTGTGGTCGCCGAGCTTGCCCTGGTTGTCGAGGTAGCTGGGGAATAGACCGGTGCGCGCCGCGATCCAGCCCGCATAACCGTAGGCCTCGGTGCCGAACGCTGTCGCGGCGATGGTATGGCAGTTGCCCGAGAAGCTATCGCCGAGCAGGCCCAGGCCACGCCGGATCGGTTGGCGGCGTGGGATTGGGTTTACCAGAAGGCTCATGCGTAGACCTCAAATGCAGCGCCAGCAGCGGGCACGTAGCGGATCGTCGCGGGCGGAATGCTCAGCTGATAGCCACCGTCTTTCCAGAAGACCCGCCGTTCGCCTTCACTGCCAACGTCACTTTCATCGTGCGGTCGTAGGTTTCTTGCTTCGTTGCTGTCTGCACAGTACTTCCCCGGCGGCCTACGGCCTGGCTTGGTTGGTGGTGTTGGATAGCTCATCGACAAAGCGGTTACACGCCAGGCCGGCTATTCGGGATTCGTCATAATGCCAGCTCTCCCGCTCGCGCGTCAGCCCGGCCGAGCAGGTCGGAGAGCACCATGGCGGCGCGGCTGGCTGCCTTGCCTCGTTCGGCAGCGCCGGTATCGCCGGGGGCGCAACTGGTGGTGGCTGCCAGCTTTCCGGCTTCGACACGCAGCCGGTCGCCAGCAGCGTCAGCGACAGCAGCATCAGTAAGCGCAGCGGTCTGTTCTTGTCTTGCATCGTTTGCCACCTGGTTGGCCGCTTTCTGGCGGCGTTGCTCTTCGGTTCGGTACTCGGTGGTCGTGATGGCCACCGCCTCGGATTGGCTGCTGACTTCCTCGGCCCACTTCGCCTTCCAGGCCAGATCGGTGACGGTCACGCCGTGCAGGTATCCCCCGTACAACGCACCCGCCAGCGCCAGCAGGATCAGCAGCAGGCCGACTGCCTTCCACGGCAGGGCCTTCACGCCAGCACCTCAAGCGCTCGGGCGTACAGCGCCTGCCGATCAGCCAAGCCGTTCGTGCCGCCGTTGATGCGCTTAGTGATGGTCAGGAAGTCACCCTTGTCGGCCAGCGTATTGAGCGCGGCCCGGTGCCAAAACCACGCCGCCGACATCGCGGCGTGCTGCGCCAGCTCGAGCAATTCGGGGTGGTTGATCAGGTCCAGGCCCAGCGCTTCGCCGCACGCCTCGTAATTGGCACGGCCCGTCACCTGGATCAGGCCACGGCCACGGTATTTCGAGCCGTCACCCGCAACGGTGTTGCCAAGGTCCTCGCGGCCCTCGTACCCCAGCTGCTGCGTAGTCGGTCCCCATATCTCGCGCACGTAACGCAGCTGACCGGACTCATGGCCTACCTGGGCAATGAATGCCGCGATGCGCAGCGGTGTCACGATCTGGTACTTGCTCATAGCCGTGTTCAGGACAGGTGCAAAAACGCCGGCTCTCTGGCCGGCGTTCGGGAGGATCTGCAGCAGCTGCTGCGCTGTGATAGACATTCGATTTTCTCCAGGCGAAAAAAATACCCGCTCAATGGCGGGCTTGGATGTTTTAGCGAGGCTTAGATGGGGACCTCTGGCCAGTCGATGCTGTGTGGATAGCCTGCTTGCTCAGATATCCGACTGAGCAGCAGGCGGTATTTTTTCCAGGCATTCAAAGACAATGCTTCTTGCTCGGTCGCCTCCCCGATGTCGAATGCATCTTGTAGGGGGGCCATCGCAAAGTCAGCGGCCGCTCTAAGCTTCTGACTCTGGATGATTACCGTTTCAGCAGGATCGGTATCTAATTGGTCGGGTTCTCGAATGTCAGGAATCGGCAGATCATCAACTGCGACATGAAGTGTAATGCTATGCAGAAGATCGGCAGGCGTGCCTTCTTTGGTAACAAACACATTGAGTACATCGTCCTCATAGCGAATGTTTACCTCTGCTCCCACATCCATTTGGTTGATCACATATCCCCAGCCTAGCGGCGGCGGAGCCATTCCCAAGGTCCCCAGAACCCTATAGTGCCCCACTTCCCTATGCTCGGTGGTAACACTGCCTACGCCCAAGCTGACAATGTCTATCAGCTCTCCATTGGAACCAAGGATATTTATTGCTGCGCGAGTTGCCATTTAGATTGCCTTTAAAGTTCCATCAGATGAGCGCATAGTATTTTTGGTTGTATACACCTCACACTCACTAGAATAATTATTATCATGGCGTGCCCTAATCCACATTCGAGGCCAAGCCGAACTCACGTTATAGGCTTGCATTACTATCATGCTTTTTCGGGTTTCAATCCCCATGGATAATACGTTGAACCACGCAGGCATAGAACCACCGCCGGCGTCGGGAGTTGTTCCGGTCCAATCCGCCCTTTGATAGGCTCCCATCGTTCCACAAGGTTTGTTGTTGTGGTCGACAGATGTCAGGGGGGCGTCATAGCCCAAGCCGGAGCTGATTAATCTTGCCTGTATTTTACCAATGGCTGTCAGTACAGAGTCACCGGCCGACACCGATGAGGCGTCCGCAGAGGAAAAACCTGTTAGAGGCGTCCCCCTTACCCTCGCTTCCGTGAAATATTTAGCAGCACCTTCGGGCAATCCATCCGTATTTGTAATACCAAGTGCCGCCCTTACTCCTGCCAATGTGCCAGAAGTACCCAGCACCGCAAGCGTAGAGCCGAACTGATTGACCAACGCCCGAAGTGCATCAGCAGAATCCTTGACGTAGCCCTGCATCGGAGCAAGCGCGTACCCACCTGCGTTGTTGGTGGCGCCCTGATAGTTCGGCGCGATCGACATCGCGGTATTGCTGGCGATGTTGGTCACCTCATACCAGCCACCATCAGGCCCGCGAAAGCCATCACCTACCCGGCTGTTTGCAATGAATGCGGTATTGCTGCCAATGACCGCGTTCGAATTTTGGGTGACGGAAACCGTACCCGACTTGTACCAAGGCATGATGTTTACTCAATAAATTGATGGATCAGACGTTCATCTTTGCAAAGACTGCTGGCAGAAAAAATGCTGTCGGATTAGCTGGCGCAGTGGTGATTGCATAAAGCTTATTATTCGGAAAGTCCCACCAGCAATACAGCCCTCTTGATATCCCACTACCCGAGTTCAGCCCCATTCCGAACGAGTTAATAAGTAGATATTCGTTCTCGGGAAAATTAAAAGGCACCGAGTAATAGCAGCGAACAAAGTTTTGCGAAGAATAATCGTACCGCTCATAACTCCAGTTTTGAAACGCGCGGGTAAAGTTTGCGCTCGGCGTTCCAGAATCAAATAGCAGATTTGTCGCGCCATCCCATAGACGCATGCCGTAATCCGCCACCGGCTGCGCCGAAAACTGCGCGACAAAATATCGCCCATTGGGTTGCGCGGTATTCACGTCATACGCTCGGACGTAGAACCCTGTCCAGTTACCAGCCGACCCCACAAGACGCATCATGCAAAGACCTGCAACTGCATTCACAGTATCAGGCCTAACGAACACCAAGGGCGGTTCTTGGGATGTAACAGGCCGAGGAAAGTAAGTGGTCGAGCCAAGCCCGCTTTCCTCGGTGGGCTGATAACGCCCGGAAGCAATAACCATCAGCCTCGCGTATTGCGAGTCAAGCACCACCACATTGCTGTTATTGGAAAACTCCAGTCCGTATGCTTCCGCCATTATGAAAACCTCATAACGATTAGGCGCATGGTTCCCGAGGAAACCGTGCTTGATCCATAAGTTCTGGTGTGGTTGTAGACCCTCGCGACACCGTCAACGAGTTCTGTTTCATGCTGCCTTTGATTACTGTCATAGGTGCCGGCCGGGATCACTATTGCCACGCCGTTCCCCGGCCCCACTCCAGGCACAGCAAAGTCTTGGCTGGTCTTTGTGGAGCCGGAGAACGTGACAAGCGTCGACAGTACAACCCGGATCGTGAATGAATTCTCGTCCAACTGGAGCGCAGCATCTGCGCCCCACACCCTCATTCCGTTGCTCATTCACTGAGGTCTCCGAGCTGCACGCGCTTGACGTTGTTGGTGTCGTAGACGCGAACCGAACGATTGGTAACTACCAACCTGCCGCCGCCAGCGCCTGATCCGTTGATCTCGAGCGTCCCGTCCTTGCGCAGAATCCACCCACGCTGCCCAGCCACATAGTCAGTCGAGCTGATGTAACTCCCGATCTTGGCGTTGGTGATCGTGCCATCCATGATGAACGTAGGGCCGAGGAAAAGCTGGCCGTTCTGGGCAACAAAAGGTGTCGATATAGCCCCGCCCGCCATTGAGTTAACGATGGCAAATCGATCAGCGCTTACCAAAAACTGGCTTTGCAGACCTGCCTCGGTGTTCTCAATACCAAAGCCGAAGCCCGCCGCCACATAACGTCCGTCCTGCGTGACCTGCATTTTCACAGACCACATCGTGCTCAGCTTTCCTGCAGTGTCCGCATAAGCGGTAGCGGTTTGCTGAATCGCTGCTGTGTTCTGGGCAGCGGCATTATTTGCAGATGCGACCGAGGCCGAAAGCTGTTGAAGCGAGCTTGCGGTAGATGCCTGGTTGGTGCTGACTACCTCACGCAGATCAGTGACCTGGCTGGTGTTTGCACCCACCGTGGCCGTCAGTTGCGTTATTGTTCGTGCCGTGGCTTCGTTCTGAGCGGCGCGGGTAACAGCCTCCTGAACAATGCTGGCCGCACTGTTGTAGCCCTTCAGCGCATCCGCCAGAGCGCCCTCTCCGTCATCCTCACGATACGCGGCCCGCAGCGCCTGCATGTTCGACGCCTGGGCAGTAACGACGCCATTCAACTCATTGATTTCGGTAGTGTGGGTCTGAACCTGAGCAGCCAAGCCGTTGGCCGTCTCTAGCAGAGTTCCGACGTCCTCCCAGTAAGCGACGTTCGGTGGCGGCGTTCCTTTGGGCACTGCCTGTTCAGCCTGATAGATCCGGCCATCGTCCACGACCATCTGACCTTTTTCATATGTCTCGTCTGGGTCGTAGGCCTTGAGTCCGTCTAGCGCATTGATCTGGTCTTGCAACTGCTCGATCAGCTCGATCTTTTTCAGCAGCTTCTGTCCGAGTTCGGTTTCGGTGATCTTCCCGGCTAGAGCCGCCAGGTAAGCCGAGACGTCGTTCGACGTTGAGGCTGGCACATAGAGGAAAGCACTCTTCCCGTATGCATTGGACGATCGGATGAAATAGTAATAGTTGGTGTAAAACGCCAGGCCATTGTGAGTGAACGACAAGCCCTGCCCAAGATACTCGGCCGTGCCTGATGTGGCCTTCGGATTGGTGCTGAAAAAATACTCGTAGGTGCCGCCGTTCAGCGCGTGATTCGGGTTTTGAGGAATCAGCACGATGCTGTCGAGCGAGGACTGCACTACGCACGATTCCGGTATTGGCGGCCCCTGAATGCCCACCGATATCGTCGCCTCGCCGGACCTGGCCATAGGCCCCAGAGCAGCCACACTCATTGTGTACGCACCGGACGGCAGACCATTGATAGCCAGCGTGTTGGCAGTGGAAGGCACAGAGCGCGACTGCACAGCATTCCCGCCCTGGCGAACCGTGACCACATACGAGGTGACGATGCCCTGCGGTCGTACCCACGACAGCACGCCCTGCACCACCTCAGCAACATCGCCAGCTGCCCACGCAAGCCCGGTGGGCGACCCAAGCCCGCCGCTTGGCAGGTTGATGAAGCCCAGCGGGTTGTAAGGCTGGCCCACGGCGTCATCAAAGATTGCCGCCTCGTATTGCTTGACCTGGACAGTGCAGCCTTCGTTATCACCCATCGACCAGTCAGAGACGATGAATTCGCCAAAGATGTTCAGCGATGGCAGGTTGACGAGGACTACGCGGCCGGGGCGGCAGTTGTAGCCTGAAAAGTTCATCGGCAGGCTGATCGCCCCGCCTGCCCGGCGTTGGCGTAACGCGATGTTTGCCAAGCGCTGAGGCTGGTACGCGTCGTCCACATACGGGAACGTCATCGTTTCCGCAGCTTCGCCACCGTCCTCAAGAATCCATTCGGAAACGCTGACCTCGGGGTAATCCGTCTCGGTCCAGGACTGCTCAGGATCGATGAATGTGCCGCGCACCGTGTTGATGGCGGAATCGTTGGTAGATTCGGTGCTGCCGGACACGGTGCCGATGATCATGTCTTCGGTGATCTCGAAGTCATACGGACCGTAATAGGCACCAGCCTGGAGCATCCAGCGGCCGCCGACGCGGATCAGCTTACCGGCGCATGACGCTTCCAGCTTCTGCAACACGCCCGGACGCTGCTCGTCGGCACCGATCACGCAGGAGGTACGATAGCGCTGGCTGACTGAGCCATCGGCATTCGTCAGTGTTTCATCGCAGACGTTTGCCGCACTCGCGAAGGTCTCAAAAATGATCTCGTCGTCCGGGACGTTGCAACGGTTACGCAGGAACCAGAGGATGTGCAGCGCGGTGTTGGTGGTGTAGATGTTGTTGCCGGTGCGTGGGTCGTAAATGTCGTTTCGCCCTCGTAGCACAGCGCGCATTTCCGGAATTCCCGACGGAAATTTCTCAGCGCTGTACTTCAGAGTGATGCGCAGGAACGATAGGCCACGCCCGATCTGACTGTCTTTCCAGTCGGGACAGTTGGCCTTCAGAAACGGGTTAACTTCTGTCGGATTGACGATCAGTTCATAGCTGGCGAACTCGCCGTATGTGCTGATTTCCTCTTCGCCAAGGTAGATATTTTCAATCCCGTCTACCGCGCCCTCGCACAGCACGTAGACCAAGTGCAACAGCTCGCCCTCGGTTGCGGTACCAGACTGCTCCTGAGCCCAGACCAATACGCCACCAGTCGACACCCGACCGAGGATGTAACGAACGGGGGCTTTCGACGAGCGTACGGTCTGAGCGGAGGGCTCGTTGTCGCGCAGCGGTGAGTTTGTGTTGAGCTTTTCTTGCTGGGATGCCGCGTAAAACGCCAGGCCAGCGCCGATAGCAGCGCCCACCGGGCCGCCTTGAACGAAACCAATCACAGCGCCAACGGCGACCTGGGCAATCTTTTTAACGCCACTGGGCATTATTCAACCCTCCACGCCGCGAGCGGCTCACACACAACTCGGGCAACGCCGTCATCGGTCGTTGCCCAGTAATCACCCGCCCAGAACACGGCCATGCTGCGACCTGCCGGTGCTTCGTACATCACGACATCGCCGCGCTGGATGAACGGGACGGCAACCCTTGCAAAGCAGGCATCCCATGCAGCTTCCAGGCTGCCGTGACGCTTCTTCAGCGCACGCTTGGCGCCCGCCTCGGTCTTGTAGGCGCCACGGTATTGCTCTGCGGGATCAACACCGCACACGGCGCTCGAGCAGTCGGCGGCGAACAGGCAACAGTCAAATTCGCCCCACGAAAAAGGCCGCCCTTGGGCAGCCTTGATTACTTCGTGCAGACGCGTGGTCCAGTCTCGATGGCGCATAGCTAATTTCCGTAGGTGAAGGTCGGCGCATCCTTGGCAGACCCCCAATAGATGGGCCATTCGGACATTTGCGCGATTGCGTAGAAGAATCGGTCGCCCTGGTGCCGGGCGCGGTGGTTTTCGTCCGTCCAGCGCTCAGTGCCGGTGCGGCTCCATTCGGCCATACGGTCGATGACCGGGACAGTGATTGTGTTGCCTTCCTGGCCATTCCCTGCGAACGAGAATTTGGCGGCGTCCATGCGGCCGGAAAACAGAATGTCGGCGGCGTAGTTACCAGCCTCGTCGAACACTACGAAGATGACCTTGGCCATTCGGCCCCGGCAACCGCGCACGTTGGTTTCAGAAAGGATGTATGAGTCCAGCCCGCTCAGCGTCAGATCCACCGACATGGGCGAGCCTGAGTTGTCGCTTTCTTTCGACTGGCTGACCTGACCGAAATTGCCCACGCCTTCGTAGGTGATACCGTCGACGACCAGCTCGCCGGTTCCGGTGTGAGCGAAAACCATGCCGTCGGCGAAGTCCAGCTGCACGGCGTAGACCGGCATGAATTTGCCAGTGGCGATGATATCCACCACGCGCTGACTAAAAGGAAATGCTGAGGGCATCAGAACGCCTCCCTGAATTGCAAAGTGCTGTTGGATACCAACGGATCTTGAACCACCTGATGGGTATCGTCTAAACGGCGCATCTCCGAGTAGGGATTGCGATATTCAACGTGCGTGCCCACGGTCAGCGTTTTTCGGATGCGCTTGTTGAGCGAAACTTGCACCATGCCCTCCGCGGTCGAACTGGCACCCTCTATCACCTCGAACATTTCACCGCCAACAGTGATGTAGTCACCCATTGAAAACACCTTGGCGCTGGGTATCACGCCGCCGATGGTCATAAACGTGGCTTGAGAAAAACCTGACACCACTACCGCATCACCGATATCGTCGACTCGGGTACGGGTGATAGCGGGAATATTCACAGTCCCATACATGCCCTGCAGCTTCCCGATCAGCGAGGTGAGCTGTCGCTCGTCCTCATCAAACAGCACGCCGAAGGTCATCGTGCATATCCAGTACGCGCCGGGGTAGCCAAGGATTTGTTGTGAGTTAGACAGAATGGAAGTGAATGCGCGGTTGTTGTAAGTGACACCCCATGTTGTTTGCGATGGCTCAAGCGATTCAGGCCAATCGTGCGCCATGACGCCTCCTTATGCTGGTACTCAGCGGTTGATCAGTTGCCGGGCTGGCCCGTTGGTTTTGAAATCGTTAAGCACCATTTGATATGCCGCCTGTGCGCCCTCCTGGGCTGCGCGCCGAACCTCGGCTCTCGATACGGCGTCAGCGTTGCCCTGGAAGGTGAAGTTCTGGGTAACGCTGCCCAGAGCGGTCGAGGTTGTCGCCGTACTACCGCCAGCTGCATCACCGCCTACCATGCGGACACCCAACGAGCCGTCGGCAGCCCGCGTCAGGGGCATGATCGCCTCTGGCCCCGCCTCGCCCGCCATGCCGGTCTTGCCGCCAGCCATACCGAAAAGCGTCGGGGTGTTGACGATGGAGTTGGTGAAGGCGGCGCCCTTGGCGAACTTCTGAACGCCTCGATCCCAGACACCGCCATCAGCCTGAAACACCGAGGCGATACCTGATCCCAGGCCGCTACTGGCAAAAGATGACACGGCGCCGACCAGCGCCTTGCGCACCTGGATGCGGATCAAGTCATCGACGATGGAGTCAGCCAGGCTTTTGAACGACAGCTTTCCGGTTTTGACGAACTCGGTTAGAACATCCTCGGCGCCGTCGAAAGCGTCAGAAATCAGCGACTGGGTCTGTCCGGCGATATTGGCGACGTCGTCCCGGTAGTTCTGCCACGCAGCTTTAGCACCGTTGGTCCAATCACCTTGCGCCTGATCCACCTTTTTCCAGCCGTCCTGCATTGCTTGTGCGGTCTTAGCGCCGTATTGCTGAGTCAAGGCGATCTGTCTTTCCAGGTCCTGACGTTGCTTGTCCGTCGTGGCAGTTGCCAGAGTTTCACGCAACGCTAGTACCTTGTTGTTGGTGTCCTGTTCCAACGACAAACGAGCCTGCGCCCGCTCAGCTTCTTTGCTACCCATGCCGACTGCTGAGGCTGTCTGCTGGTAAGACGCGGTAGCAATAGCGAGCTGACGTTGTAGGTCGGCCTCGTACTTCATGGCTTCAGCCATCCCATTGGCGGACGCCACGGTCTGGTCATACTGCTGTTTCAGCCATTGCAGGCCTTTGCCGTACTCTTCCGTGGAAATCTTCCCGGACTTGTAAAGCAGCCGAAGTTCATCGGTTTTTTTCGACTGTTCATCTGCCGCTGCACTGACCGGATCGAAGCTTTCCTTGAGCTTGGCGTAGGCATCAGCAGCGGTCTTGAGCTGCTGCTCAAGTTTGTTCTGGGCCTCTTTATGTTTTTGCGCTGACTCTGTCGCAGACTTGTCCGCGTCCTTCTGGGCGTCGTAGGCCTTGGCGGTGTCGCGGATCTGCTTGGCGAGCGCGCCCTGCGGATCGATCTTGTTTTCGGTTATGAACCGGTCGGCTTCCTCGAGCTTCGTCTTGTCCTTGAGCGAGTGAATCTGCTTTTCCAGCGTCTGCTGGAAGTTCTTGCCGGCATTCTCGGCGGCAATATCGACTTTATTCTTTTCCTTCGTGCTCTCGGTGCTGCCGTCGAGCTGCTTGGTGTACAGCGCTTGGCGTGCCGCGAGCAGGTCGGTATTAACGTCGAGCGTGCTGACCGCTTCGGACTGTTTGACCCAGCCGTCGAGCTGTTTTTGAGGAATGCCAAGCTGTTGGCCAACCTTGAGAATCGTGTCGGACAGCGGCTGTCCGGCCTTCCTCGCTTCCTCCATGCTGCTTGCCAACGTCGCAAACTGTTTGCCGCCGGCTTCGCTGGAGCGCGGCCCGATGAGCGCACGCTGCATCGACGTGCGCAGGCCCTCGAATGCATCTGCGGCTTCCTTGGCCGAGTCGCGTTGCTGCTCGGTGACACGCACCAGTGCGCCCTGCTGCTGGTCGCGGGTCAGCTGAGCGAATTCCTTGCGCACCTCTTCGACCGACCGTTTCAGATCGTTTACGTCTGTGCGTGCGGTCTGGGCATTGGACCCCATGGCCAGGAACGCCACGCCGACGCCGATCGCCAGCGCCGCGATCCCGGCCGGGCCACCCAGCAGCGCCAGCAGGGACGAGCTCGCCCGCGCCAGCACGTTCTTGGCCGCTGCGGCCTGAGCCTGGGCTGCAGCGTTGGCGACCGTAGCCGCCGTGTCGCGCGCCATGGCAGACGAAGACGCCGCAGTAGCGATTGCCAGCCGCTGGGTGGCAGCCGCTGCGGCCGTCTTGGCTGCTGCAAGTTCGACATCCATGGCGGCCAGCGCGGCGGTGTATCGCGTCTCTTCCACCGTGCCGACGGCCAGACTAGCCTGATAGGCAAGCGCCTGGCGCGAGGCCTGCACCTGGGCGAGCCGCGCGATTGTCTCAGCTTCCAACGCCTGAGCGGCCGAGTATGCCGCGACTGATTCGCGTAGCTTGGCAGCAGAAGACGCTGCCGACGCCGCCGTTTCCTCGGCCTTGGCAATGGCAGAAGCTTTGGTGGTGGCAATGTTGGTGAGCATCGCCTTGGTAGCCGTCGCAGACGATGCGACCGCATCAATGGCGAACTTGGCGAAAGCCGCCGCCATCTTGCCGCCCAGGGCTGCGACCAGTACATCCACGTTCTCGGCCAGAAAACTGATCGTCTCGCCCAGACGCTTAGCGCCGCCGTTGTCGCTCAGGCCCTGTAGAGACTTGGTGATGCTCTCTATACCTGGCAGCAGGCCGATGGTGATCTGGTTGGCCGCCCCGGAGAAGGTTGCTTTCAAACCCGAAATTGCCTGCCCCGCGGCGACGAGACGGTTGATGTTGAATTCAGAAATGATGTTGCCCGTGCGATCTGCCTGATCACCCCAATCCTTGAAGCCTTTGCCGTTGTTTCGCAACAACGGAATAAGCGCCGTAGATTCGTCACCCATTGCCTCCATGAAGGTCGTGAGCTGCTGCTGATTCGCTCCGGCTTTTTCAAGAGATGTGTAATAGAGCTGCAAAGCCTGTGGCCCGGACAGATTGGCAAATTGCTCCCTTGCCACCCCCACACTTGGCGCAATCTCTTTGAAGAAATCAGCCATCTCGCCGCCACCACGCTGCAGGAATTCTCCGACGCGGTCATTGGTATCCTTGAAGATGTCGGCCAGCTTGTCCTGCTCTATGCCAACAGTCTTCGCGCCGTAGCTCATGCGCTGGAAGTCTTCGACCGTGGTATTCGATAGCGCGGAAAGGTTCTTGACCTCTTTCGCGTAATCGATGGTGCTGGTCGTCAGCGCCACCAACCCAGCGATCGAACCAGCAGCGGCCAGGTTACCGGCGCCGATCTGATCGAATGCTGATGTGACCGCACGGCCCACCGTTTGGGCGCTGGCGTTCACTCGGTCGAAAGCGTTGTCGATCCGTCCCAGGCTTTGATCGATGTTATGAGCTGTGCTCGACACCGAGCCTTCCGAGCGGGTCAGCTCCTGGCGCAGTTGCGCCGTGGTGGCTTCGATGCGGACCAGCATGCCTTGGACGTCGGTATCGGCCACGTGTAGAACTCCGGAAAAACGTTATGTGCTGCCCTTGCCGGTGAGCGCCATGCGCAGCTTCTGCGCGACAGTCGTCAGTTTGGGTTTGGATTGGGGGCTGGACTGGGTGCTGCTGGGGAATGGGCTGGTCATCCGTGCCCACTCGATCTTCGCGTCCATAGCGAGGAACAGTTCGGGCAACGAGGTATGCCAAGCCACTTGCGGTGACCAACCGAGCCAGCCGGTGGCCACCGCATAAAGCCGATCGACGTAGCTCCCCGCCTCTACGGCGCTGACTCCATCGGCTGCTCCTTTCCCGGCTCACCACCGCGCGGGTTGTACAGGGCTGCCAGGTAATCGTTAAGTTGCGGGGTCATGTCTGCTACGCCCGCCTGCCATACCGCCTCTGCCAGGCCTTCCGTCTGCTTTTCAGTCAGGTTGGCACCGGCAGCGATGATCAGCGCGGCGCCGTCCACGCTGACCTGATGCAGCGCGCTGGCTGCGCCTCGGAGTCCGCCGAAACGCGCCTCGATAGCACGGACGGCAGCCAGGGTCGGCCGCAGTTGGTAGGTGGCCCCGCCAATGACCAGATCGATGTTGCCGTGCAATGTCTTGCTCATGGTTCACCCGATCAGGCGGCAGGGCCGGCAGCGATTTCGAGGACATCGGAGTTGATGCCCATGGTGATGTTACGGCGCACGACGTTGTCCGCTGCGCCAGGCGCAACGGTGTTGTTCATCACCTTCACGCGGAAGTAGAAGGTGGTCGGCAGCACGGCAGGCGTTGCTGTCGCGTCACCGTCGTTCAGCGTGACCTTGATGTTGTAATCGCCCTTGGAGCGGTCCTTGTGGGCAACCTTCACGGCCTTTTGGCCTGCGTCGCCGTTGTCCAGACCGACAGTCAGCGTCATGTCGCCAGCGTCGGCAGTACCCTTGTACTTGCGCACGCGGCCATCCTTCAGCGACGTGAAGGTCACCGAACTGAAGGTGTCGCCAAACTCGCCCAGGTCTTCGATTTCGCCAACGTCGACGTATACGTCCTGTTTGTAATCGGCTTCTGTATCGGCGCCGGTCTTGGTGCCGAGGCCAAGTCGGCAGCCTGCAGCGGTGTTCAAATTGTCGTCGGCCATGGAAATTCCTCCAAAAGGCACATTGGATAAAGCCGCGAAGCGGCAGATGTTGAATCAGTGAGTGGTGATGACGCGGACCGTGATAGCGCCCATGTACGTGACGCCGTCTGCATCACGCTGTGAGTCGGCGCGCTCAACGCGTACAGACACTGCCCTGCCAACTTCCAGCGGCAAGGGGCGCTCATCCAACGCGGCGGTTACCTCAGCGTTAATGCGCTTGACCTCGGCCTGGCCGTGAGCATCTGACCAGACGGTAAGGTAGAGCAGGCGCTGTTGACGCTTGCGCCCGGCGATAGGACTGGTGTTGGTCGAGATTTCGCGGTCGATGGAGACATACGGCATAGGCGTGTCCAGCGGTGCACCATCGTAAATGGGGCATGACACCTCGGCCTGTAGCCGCTCGAAAAGTGCGACCTGCAGGGCAACGGACGGATCAGCCATCGTTTCCTCCCTGGCTGGCCTTCTTCAGCGTTCGATTCACGGCGGCGCGGATGTCTGCCATCACCACCTCCCGGTTCACGTCCAGCGAAGGCCGCAACCACGGATGAGCCGGCAGCGCAGGTATGCTCGGGTACTTGCCGAAAAACGTGGAGCCGTCCGACTTATTCTTGACCGAGCGACTACGGTTGCCCGCGCGCTTTTTCCCGTCGTAGCCCTTGGTGCCATATTCCAGAAACCGCAGGTAAAAGAATCGGCGGTTGTCCTTTTTGCCACGAATGCCGATCTGCGCATCCAACCCACTTTTGGAGACAAACGCCTTCAGGGCGCCAGCCGCTTCGCCAGTGTCCCGAGGGATGGTCGACTTCATGGTGGCCAGGATCTTGTTGGCGGCCTCCTGCATGGCCGGGCGCAGCTCGTTATCCACGTTCTGATGAATGTTGCGCAGCGTCCGGCGTAGCTTGAAGTCGCCGGACATACGGGACCGGCGCGCCATGGGTTACTCCTTTGCCTTGTCGGCTTTCGGCGCCGGGGTGTTCTTGACCTCTTCGGCCAGGCCTCGCTCAATCAGAGACTTTGCCGTAGCAGCGTCCACGGTGAATTCATCGCCTGTAGTCCGCTCGCCTACGGCGCCGGAGATGTTGGCAAGTGCTCTAACGTTCATGGGATTTCCTCAAGGGTTGGGGACATTGGTGCAGAGCAGACGGAGCATTGAAAGCTCGTTGTCTGGCAGTGCAGCCACAATCAGATAGGTGACGCCTCTGTTCACCAGGCGGCAGCCTGCAACCAGATCCGGCCGAGGCCTCACCCGGACTTCCGCGGTAACCACCGCTGCAAGCTTTTCAGCAACGGCCTCGATGCGCCCGGTAGGCAGCGTGATCTCGGCCCAAAGCTGGCCGGACTCTATCCAGGTGTCGTCAAAACCACCGGTTCGATTCTTGACCCGCGCAGGCTTGTAGAGCGTAGGACGGTGTCGCATTGAGCCTGCTCTCATCAGAATCGCTTCCTGTACCAAAGCAGGCGGTCTACCGCCAGCGGCACCTCAGCAGGCGCGCCTCCAATAACGACGGCTTCGCGGTTTGCATACCAGTGACCGACCATCAGCAATACGGCCTGCACGACGTCCGGGGTAAAACCCATCTGCTCTGGTCCGGCCGGATTTCCCTCGACCAGCTCCCGGTCACAGTGCATGGCGACGTGAGACTTGGCCGCCTCGAAGTAGCCAGCAATGAGCGTGTCTTCCTCTTCACCGTCCACCTTGAGGTGCAGCTTCACGCGTGCCAGGTCGATCATTTACTTGTTCTCTTCGGGCTTGGCCTGCTTGGTGGTCTTGGGAGCGGTTTTGCCGTCAACCTCCGTAGCCAAACCTTTGCCTACCAGGGTGTGCCCGTATTCATCGCTAACGTCGAACTCTTCGCCAGCGCGGGCCTGGCCCGTAGCGTTTTTCAACTCTGCCTGGATGCCCTTAAAGCCCCACAGCGCTCGAATTTTCATATTCGTTATCCATAAAAAAAGGGCCGTCAGGCCCTTGTGAATGAAGTGCTGCTTACTTGGCCGCGAAGCGACCTTTGACGAAGGCGTATGGACGGCGGACCGCCAAGCCAAGACGCTCTTCGACGAGCACGACGCGTTGGTTGCGTACGAAGTCGTCATTGATCATGCCGACCTTCACGGTGAACGCCATGCGGTCATAGATGCGCGCGCCCTGGGCGAACGAGCCGGTCAGGAACTCGCCACCTGTGGTGTCGCCATCGCCCTCGTCCATGCTGTCCGAAGCAACTACCGGACGACCCCAAAGGATTGGAGTGACCAAGCCTTGCAGGTTGGCGAACAGGTAGCGGTTTTCAGCATCCTTCTGCAGCTCGATGTTCATCCAGTCGAGGTCGGTCATGACCACGGCATCTGCGGCGCGCTTGGATTGCTTGCGGACTTGGTAGATCGCGCGGCGCACGGTGTCGATTGCCGTGTCGCCAGTCTTGGACAGAGCAGCGTCAAATGCTCTTGCCTGGGTCATGACGCCGTTGAGATTGTTGTCTTGACCGTCGCCCTTGAGGATCTGCCCTTCTTCTTCCAGCTTCAGGTCGTAGCGCAGCAGTTCCTGAATGTAGGAATACAGCTGCGGCACATCGTCTAGCGCTTCGTCGGTGATCGGCATCCAAACCGCCATCTTCTTGATGGTGTCGGTCTTTTGGGTGAACGTCACGTTGCTGGTGGGCTTCACACCGCCTTCAGCAACCATGCCAGCGCCGCGTGTGTGGACGTTCTCGACGAAGTAGCTGTAAGAATTTCCGTCTACCGGAGTGCTCGGGATCAGGTCGCGAATCAGCAGGTTCTGGCGGGGTACGTCCTGGATAGTCGGGTCGTACCGAGGGACCACCAGGCCGGAGCTGGTGACTTTCATTTCAGTCATCGACGCCATGTCGGACTTGGTGATCTCGATTTCAGCCTTATCCTGCTTTCGCGAGCTCACGGCCTTGTAGTCGTCATTGCCTTTGACGAAGTCAATAAAGCCTTTCTTGTCGCCGCCCTGGCCACGCAACTTGATGCCCTTCTCTTCGAGAATTTGCACCTGCTCGATGATGCGCTCCAACTCACCTTTCTGGTTTTCGATCTGCTTTTTCAGATCTCCAGCCACAGCGTTACCTTTTTCCAGCTCACCAGAAACGGCGTCGTATTTCACTTGCAGGTTGCCGAAGCCCTCTTTGAGTTGCTTTTCGAGGGATTCGCGAATTTCTTTTACGTCAGCGGTCATGGCTGAACTCCAAATTGGGTATTGAACAGTTGGGAGATTGCTTTCAGCTCATCCACGATCACCGTGTCCGCTGCACCACCATCACGGTGGACGGCGGTATAGCCGAGCGAGGCGACCGCAGCCGCCTCCTTTTGCGAAAGGCCCATGCGTTCACGCAGGGCCTTTTCAAAAAGTCTGATATCCGACTTCACGTCGGTAATGGTCGCCTCGGGGTTCATGCCGAACGGGACGATCGAGGCTTCCCACAGCTCAGCCTCCTTGATGATGCGAATCTGCCGGCCTGCACGCTCTTCATAACTCGACAGCAGCGTGTTGAAGCCGATGGACATGCTGTCCAGCGTGCCCTCCTTCATCAGCTCGTAGGCATCACGGGCATAGCTGACGGCAAGGTTGATCCTGCCTTTCAGGAACAGGCCGTGGGCGTCCTGGGTGAACTCGGCAGACCCAACCAGGCGAGTCAGGTCGTGAAACAGCGCCAGCTTCAAGCGCCCTCCCCGCGTTGCCTTCACCTTGGTGAAAGCGCCCGGCAGAATCACGTCATCGCCCAGATCAACGTTGTTGAACACCGAGGCATAACCTTCGAAGTTACCGGCGTCATCAACGGCCTTTACCTCGAAGGGAACTTCAATTTTTGTCAGCATTGGTCTGCATCTCCCATCGGGTGACCTGGTTGTATTGATCGCCCAATAGCGGGGGCAGGTTTTCTTTTTCGCGGACTTCGTTGATAGCCATCCAGCCAGAGCCGCCGGAGCCACCAAGGGCCGCTGTGTAGTAAGCCGATCGACCAGCGCTGTCAGCGCGCAGCAGGCCCTCCACGATGAACTCGACAAAGCGAGTCGTGCCTGCAAACAGCTTGTCGTTGAGCTCGTCCTCGATGGCGTCGAGGTACGGCTTGAGGCCGAAGGTTACGAAGCCGCTGGTTTGCTGCTCCAGATTCGAACCCATGATTGAGGTTTTACCGGCCCGGTTAGCCAGATAGAGCGGAACGCCCCACACACCTGCAAGCGCCTCTTCCTGAAACTGCTGAGACTCAATGAACTGGCTGTCCTTCTGACTGAGACCCGCCGGTATGATCTTGGGGTTGCCCTGCAAAATCGCCATCTTGCCGATGTCAGCGGCGTCACCTTTACGAACGTCTGGGAATTTCTCCATGACCTGCGCCTGCTGTTCCTTGGTCAGGAACTGCTCGTAGATCACATAGCCGCCAGTGAAGCCGCCCTTGCGCATGAAGTGTGCTGACCAGTCCTGCGCGGCCTTGGCCAGCCCCATCGTTTCTGCCTGATACTCGATTGGTGAAAGCCCAACGATTCCGTCAATGCTGAACAATTTGAAATGCAGCATGTTCTCGGGCGACACCGGAAACCGCTCGCCACCCAAGGTCACGAAATAAATCAGGTCGCCGTCTGTATTGACCTCAACCGAGTCAAACGGAACTGGCAGAAACGCTATCGGATCGCCGTTCGCCGCGCGCTCGATCAGGTTGTAGCTGTTCCCTCGCAACGCCATGTTCACGACGGCCGCTTTCAGGAAATTCAGCCGAGTCATATAGGGATTGGGCTTGCGCAGCACCCTTGCTGCCCGGTCCTTGTACGGGACCAACACACGCTTGCCGTCCTGGTCGTCATACAGTTTGAGCGGCAGCCCGGACACCGATTCGCACAGAATCTTCACGCAAGACCAGACAATGCCGATGCTCAGCGCATTTTTTGACGTGATACGCACGCCAGCCTTGGTGCGCTTGCCACCTATCTCAAGATCGACTTCGACGTAGTCACCGGTCAACGGATCGGTGTAGCCAAAGAAACGCCACGTCAGTGGGTTGTACCAACGAAATGACATAGTCAGCCTACAAGTCCGAAGAAACCATTATTCAAGTAGTCATCCATCCCGCCTTTGCTTTCAGGGTTGAGTGACATAAGGGATACCGCGTTGAAGGTGGCCATCAGCGGGTCAATCTTGGCCGAGCCCGAAGCCTGCTTGGTGATGAGGATCGAGTTGCCACGCGGCTCGACCCTGGCATTACCGCAGCACCAGGCCATCATGGGTTGGCCGCCGTGGATCAGCCCGCCCTCAGCCAGCTTGCGCTCGGTAGTCTTGATCGCGCCGCCCAGCTTCCAGCCCTGAGAGATACCGATGATCTTGTCCTGCGGTACGCCAGCGGCGACCAGCGCATCAAGCACACCACCAATGCCAGCCGGGTCAACGCCGACCTGATCCAGCAACCCGGCCTTCTCGACGCGGGCAGCCAGGTCCGCGACTTCCTCGAGGTCATCGCCAATGACTTGAACCATGGTTAGATGGCACTCTTTGGCGAAGTCATGAAGCCGTGGCGCCTCGCCCTTACGGCGCTCAAGCACCGACGGGTGAGCCCAGGCATGCGTCCACAAAAGCCACTGGCGCGTGTGCTTGTCACGCCCAATTGCCGCAAACCCAAGCAGGTCGTCCAGACCGCCGCCGTCGATGCCGATATCGATCACTTCGCAGCGCTCGATCAGATCGTCCAGCGTCAGGCCGGGGAGCTTGGCCTGCACTTCCCAAAACTCAGCACCGGCCCATCGATCAGAGCGCAGCGCCAAACCGATCTCGACGTTCAAGTGTTTGGCGAGAAAACCACGGAACGACTCTTCGCCGTCGATCTGCGCCTGGGTGAAGCCGCGTTCAATGAACGGCTCGTCTACCGACAGCCCCAGATTCGGGTTGGTGATATACGCGTGTTTGACGTCGCGGTGGTCGCCCGCGTCGATCATGTGTTTCGGGAATTCGTAGAGCACCGGCAAGAACGACTTATCGACTATGAGACCGTCGCGCACCTGGCGTGCGTAAAGCAGCTTCTGCCGGAACACGCCAGCAGGCGGTGCATCGGACTGGGTCGTAGCCCAGATAATGAAGCCCTCAGGCCTTGAGGCCAGGCCGCCAGTAGCCTCGCGCAGCATGGCCTCGGCATTGGCTCGCTTGCCGAAGACCCATAATTCGTCGATGAATACGCCGATGGCTTTCTTACCCGATACCGTCTCGCTGTCGGCTGCCACCACCTTGAGGGTCGCGCCGGTCTGCATGTGCGTAACGGTGCGCAAGTGATCCTGCACCTTGAGCAAGGCCGATAGCTCTTCGTCGGCCTTCACCATGTCCCGTATAGGGATGTAGGAGTTGTCGGCAATCTCCTTGGTCGGCGCCAGGATGATGAACTCGCCAGAGGTGCGCCAGTTCAGTACCAGAGCAGTCAGCATAATGCCGGCGGCAATGGTCGACTTGCCGTTCTTCTTGCTGATCAGCAGCATGAATTCGCTGATCATCCGACGACCGCTGTACGGGTCGTATGCGCCGAATATCGCGGCGACGAATTCATTCACCCAAGGCCGGACTGTCTCGCACATCAAAGGGCTGCCGGTAGCATCCACCATGCGCAGGTCGCCGAAGACATTCAGCGCCTCGGCTGCTTGATCCGGGAACAGAGGCTCGAAAGGAATCAGGCTTTGGCGAGCGACGATGCGCTGCTCCCAGTCTGTGCAGGACGTCGACCACTCCATCATTTCACCACCGAGAGCGGGCCTTTACGAACCCCGAACTTGCCCTGAGCGGCGCCTGCGGCCTTGTCCTTAGCCGTCTCCTTCTTACCGCTCTCCCCTTTGCGCGGGTGAATGAACGGCATGAGCGCCTTAGCTGCGTCTACCCGCAGCTTGGCCTCGGCCTCGAAGTCATTCATCGTTGCCAGCAGGAAGTCTTTCGGGTCGGAGAAGCGCAAAGCCTTCGACAGATCGAAAGCCTCGTCGGGCTGTTCTTCAGCCTGGCCATGCTCGCCGACAGGTGCCGCGGGTGACGCCGCTGCTGGGGAGCTGCCTTTAACAAATTTGTTAACTTTTTTGTTAACTGCCGAGCCTGTTAAAGCCTCCATCACGAACGGGTCTTTCGCCAGCCTCGCACCCGCCTGCGCAGCGCTGGAAGCCGCGTATCCTGCGGCTATGGCTGCATCTTTATTGGACGCACCTCCCCTGACCGCATCGACAAATGCGCGTTTTTTAGGGGTGAGGGCCATTAACAAAAAATCCTGAGCGGGAAAAAATCTGTACGTGCGGTCGAGGGCGGTCTAGTGATCGAAAAACTCTATATTTTTGCCCCCCCCTCCAAATCGTCCGATTTCGCACCAAAACCGTGCAGATCACGCCGAAAACGGTCAAAACGCGCGACCCGGAGCCACTTCATGTTGTAACGACGGGTTGAGCACGGCTTGGTGGTCCCGACCTGCCTTTCCTTGGGGAGAACACGTCTTCCAGCTTCCATCCAGCACTCAGCCGGTACTCCAGTGCATTGCGAGACAGGTTCAAATAGCGCGCCCACTCGATGAGGCACATCGTCTTCCCATGCACTGTGTAGCGTCGGTTGGACCTCAGCCGGTGAGTCCGCGCCATCTTGCTGAAGCCGCGCTTCTGGTTGCAGGTGGCACAGCTTGCAACCAGATTGCTGGGAGTATTGTCATCCTTCACATCGTTAAGGTGGTCGACGTGCAAGTCGTCCCAACTTACGACGGTTGAGCACCAATGACAGCTAAATGGGCCATCCCCGTGCTGGGCGTGATAAACCCTGCGATGCTCATACACTCGACAGCTGGAATCGCGGCGCAACGGATGTTCCGGCGCATAGGCCAGCGTGTAGCCGTGAGAATGGTTGAGCAGTCCAGGCTTGACCACTATGGCCTTGTCGGTGGATCCATGCCGGCGATGCCTGGTGTAGTGTTTTTCACAAAGTCCCGCGCCCTTCCTGTTGGCCACAGCAATACATCCAGCGACACGGCAATGAGCCGGCTGGGAATTATCGGTTTGCATAGGATTACCTGAACTGGTGTGAGCTTTCTTCGCGTTGTTTCACAGAGGAATGGCAGTGGGTGCACAGAGAAACCCAAAGGCTTCTATCCCAGAAAATATCCTGATCACCGCGATGAGGTACTGAGTGGTCCACTACCGACGCAGCGACGACTAGCCCTGCTCGGTCGCAGTAGACGCACAGCGGGTTGTCGCCCAGATGGACCAAGCGCGCTTTCTGCCATGCGTAGTTGTAACCTCGCTGGTTCGCCGTAGTCTTGCCCGCTCGCCAGGTAGCTGGAGGCGCGGTGCTTACCCGGTCGCCTTGAGTAGCTACGCGGTTGCCGAGCGTCTTGAGTCGAGCCATGTGTCACTCCACTTGCTGGTGCGTCACCGGCACGCCACGATCCTCATCGCCATTCACGCGCTGGATCTGGATCGCCAGCAACGCGTCGAGGTGCGAGCCCAGTCGATCACTCAATGGGGTGTCCTGCTCGGCGTTCATATCCTTCATCTGCTGATGCTCATCACGCAGCATGCGAACAGTGGACTCGATGGCCTGCTCCAATGGGTCAAGCATAAAGCCGCTGGTGAATCCTGCTACTTGATCCAACTTGAGTTCAGCGCCAACGGCCATAGGGTTGCTGTCGGTCATGTTCTTTCTCCGCGCCACGAAATGGCAGTGTCTGAATTTGTGGCGCGTTACGGCGTCTGCCGCTCTACCGCCTCGTTGACCTTGTCGGCGGCCTTGCTGGCCACCTCTGCCGCTTGCGTGGCTTTACCTGCTGCACCCTCAACCTTCACGGCCGCTTCAGTTGCAGACTTGGCCAGCTTATTCAGACGCATGTCGCGCTGCACCGTGGCTTCGTCGTAACCGCGGCGAACTTCGGCGACTTGGGCGCTATACCAACTGGCAAGCGACCATTGAGAGGCACCGAAGCCCAACGCGAACGAACCGGTTACCAGCAGCGAGGCGATCACCCAAACTTCCAGGCGGCGCCACCAGCGGCGAGCGATGAAATCAAGTGCGCATCTTTCCATCAGTTCATCCCTCCCAGTTTGGTGCGCAGACGGGCAATCTCTGCGCTCTGCGATGTGACCTTGTCGGTGAGTTGAGTGATCTGGCTGGTGAGGGCTTCGATCTTTCCCTCCATACGGCCTACAGCGGCAGCGAGTTCGTTGCGCTCCTTGGCGAACTGGTCAGATCGGGCCTCGGCCTCTTTGCGAGCCAGGCGTTCCGAGTCGAGCAGTTCGTTCAGCCTGCGGACGGTGCCGATATCGGCGCTGTCCATTGCGCGGTCAGCGGCATCTTTGGAGAGAAGTCTCCTCAACCAGAGAAATCCGCCAAGCAATACGGTGCCCGTTCCGCCCAGCCAGGTAGCTGTGCCTGGGCCGAGGTCGGTTGGGTCCATCCGTTACTCCACGAACAAAGAAAAAGGCGGAAATACCGCCAAAGAAATGAATGGGCTTGTCACTGGTATGAACGTTGAGGCGTGGCCTCGATAGTGGTTTGGATGGCAAGCCATCCTTGCCATTAGTTCGTCGCCGTCATTGCTTCAAACCATGTTGATTTAGAGGTATAAGAGCAGGCAGAGTCGCTAGCTAATACCCACACCACCAGACCTAGACGCTTTCAGCGTTGCGGCAAAACCCAAGGACAAGAAATGACAATCGTCTTAAATGGACTTCGCCCCCTTCAAAAGTCAATGCGGATGCAGGAGATAACTCGACAACGATTCACGTACCACCACTTGGCGGTGGAATTTGACGTTTACTACTTCATCGACGAGACACCAAATGAACTCCTTTTCGGTGCAAAGGGCCACAATTTCGCATTCACGGTGATCGTCAAACCAGGTTTCGAAGTGTTCCCGTACCTAAAAGAGGAGGACTATTTCAAGCTAAGAGAGATTCTTGGGATCAAAGGCGGCTCCGGTGAGAAGTTCTCCATCACCGCATTTATTGAGGAGTTCAACCTTAAGATCCCAACAAAAGCATCCTCTCCGGCGATCCCCGAGCCTCATGAAATATCCAGCACACGGGATGTTGATGAAGCCCATAAGCGGTTCTTTTTTGGGTGGCGGAATAACGATATCCGTGGAGAGAAAGTGACGGCGAAAAACTTGCACAAGACCAAGGAGTTGCTCGGCGTCCCTATTTATGAATCATGCTTGAAACGAAATGTCAGTTCGAAATGGACCGACATCGAAGGGGACAAAAAACAAGTCGTGCCGCCGCCGCAGTGATAAAAACCCGGCTCAAATATGGCCGGGTTTTCTTTTAACTGTCTGGGTGTCGCGCTTGAAAGCTGAACACCGTGCCATGAAAACAGGTGTTTATCAGGCCTGAAAGAACTTTTTACGCTGCTGCGCAAGTATCTCCTAAAGCACCGTCGATCCAAGCCACTCCCTGCCGAATGATTTCGCGGGCCGATCGCTCCGACATTTTGTGAGTCTCAGCAATCCGGACCATCGTCCACTTGGAGCCGAAGTACCACCATATGAAATCGCCCATCTGCTGGTTGCGCGCGATCAACCTTGCGATGGTGGCATCCACCAGCATTGCAGTCTCATCGGTGATCACATAAGTCAGCACGCTCGGCTCTGGGCAGTACTGGTTCAACAACGCCGCCAGTGGGGAGACATAGCGTGGGATACCCATGCCAGACATCCGCCAGGAGCCCCAGTTTTCCAGCAGGTATTCGGTATCGCCCAAGGGCTTGTCGACGTATGTACGCTTTTTCATGCTGCATTCCTAGGATCTGGTTCATTCATGCCGAAGAGTTCCATCAGCAGTCTGGTGGCTATGGTGCTCCTGGCATTGCCCTCAATGACCCATGCCCTGGCGAACGCTTCAAAGCCTGCGCTCGCCCGAGAGGCATGCCAGTCGGCGACGATGTCCATCAGGGCAGCAGATGCAATTCGTCCGTTGCTGGCCTCAAGCAACTGGCGGTTGCCGATCTTTAGGAATTTGCACTCCACGGCGGTCAGGCTCTTGCGCGGTAATGCTGCAGATAAATTGTTCATAGCGCTCGACTCCAGACCTGCATTGATTTATCGAGGGTTTCGTTTCCACATACTTGAATTGACACAGCGCGCAGCTTCAACCAGTAAAAAGGCCTCATGCTCTGCCACCTCCACTGGGGGTATATGCGGTAGCTTTTTCGTTATGCTTCCTCCCTTGGGATGGATACTGAGAATCGCTGAACGCCTTAATATCCGTGGCCTTAGGGTTAGGTTTCATGTTTTCGTGTCCTGCATATATCTCACCGAGCAAAGGGGTCAGCCCGTGCTGTTCGAGGTAGTTGTGCCACGCCTCCAGTGCCTGGCGTTTCAGGCCCTCGGCGGCGGTATGGATGTAAGTCGCGTCGAGGTCTTTCATGGCGTGGTTGAGCAACATCTCGCCGACCATGTAGTCCACTCCCAGATCGGCCCACGCTGTACGGGCCACCTTGCGCAAGTCATGGCTGGACCACTCACCCTTGGCCAAACCAGAGAACAGGGTGCTGGCCAACGTTGCGCTGATGGCTGCACCGGAGCGGCCAGGAAACAGAAACGGCCCCTGATACCCGCTGGCTTGTTGGAGACTCCGGTAACGCTCGATCAGCGCGCACGCCTGCGGTGTCAGTGGCAGGGTGTGTTCCGCCTTGGTCTTGGTGTCTGCCGCCGGGATGAACCACTGCCGGGTCGTGAGGTTCACGTTTTTCCAGCGGGCCAGCCGCGTCTCACCCAGGCGAGTGCCGTGGCACAGCATCATCAGCGCGAGCATGGACTCTAGCGGTGCCCGCTCGATACGTTCAGCCAGTTCCAGCAGCAGAGGCGGCAGGTCATCGCTGCGCAACCGGGCCGCCTTGGGCCGGATTCGCGTCTGCACGAAGTCGGTGTACTTGAAACTGGCCATCGGATTGGAGCCCAGCAGCGCCAACCGGGTTGCCTGACGGAAAGCTACGGCCAGCACGCCGTACACCGAGCGCACGAAAGACAACTCGTACCGCTCCTGCAGGGGCCACATCAGCAACCTGTCCAACGCAGGGCTGGTGAGGGCTTCAAGCTCCACATCCTGGAGTCGGGGCACCAGATGGCGGCGTAGCGCGGACTGGGCGCTGGCCTTGCGCTTGGCTGACAACCCACGGTCGCGGCTCATGCGGTCGGTGTACCACTCCAGCACGTCGCCCACAGTGGCCCAACTGGTAGTGACCGAGTTTGCCGCCGGGTCCGCAGATCGGCGCGCAAGGATGCTCGGCAGCGTGGACTGCATCAGCTTGGCGTTGATGCCAGGATAGTTGCCGGCTTTACCCCACTTGCCGCGCACCACCACATGCCAGGAACCTTTGGCTCGGTCGACGGTGGAATAACGGAAGTGCAGTTCAGGGTGTCGAGCATCGCGCAGCGCACGCACGTGAAGGCGCGAGGCATGCCGCCTGATTTCTGCGTCTGTCATGATCACCGTAAGTGTCTTCACCAGATCATTCATTGCCTGCCCTCCCCCGATACCCACGGTTCGCGAAGGCGCGGCCAATCTCGACCTCTTCGTCCGTCGCGTAGGAATTACCGGCGAAGTCCACGAAGCGGACAAACTGCCCCTGCTGCTGGACCATGCACGACCCTGTTTTGGCGTGGCGGCACTTGCCCACGATCAGCTCCGTGACACCGTTCTGCCCTTCCTCGCTATCCGGGTCACGGTACACGAGGATCACCACGTCGGCGTCGGCCTCGATCTGGCCCGAGTCGCGCAGGTCGCTTGGGCGTGGCTTTTTGTCAGTGCGGTTGGTTGATCCGCGGTTGAGCTGCGCCAGAACGATCACCGGCACGTCCAGTTCCTTGGCCATGTTCTTGAGCGCTGTGGATATCTTGCCCAGCTCGAGCGTTCGGTTCTGCCCGGCGCCCTCGGCGGCGATCAGGCCTATGTAGTCCACCACCACGATGCTCAGCCCTTCCTTTCGCTGCACCTGCCTGGCTGTTGACCGAATACGGGCAGCAGTCATGCCTTCCTCATCGCAGACGAACAGCTTGGAATTCTGCAGCACGTTCACAGCGCTGGTGAGACGGGGCCAGTCGTCATCCTGAAGCGTGTGCCCCTGATCGATACGGGTCAGGCTTATGCCGCCAACTGATGCGAGACCACGCGTGACCAGCTCCTCTTTCGTCATTTCCATCGAGACGATGAGCCCGACACCATTGTCAGTGCATGCAATTTTTTGAGCGATCTGCACGCCCAGCGAGGTTTTCCCTGAGCCCGGCAGGCCGGCGATCACGATCATGTTCTTGTTGCGAAGGCCGCGGATCAGCTCGTCCAGATCCTTCAGCCCGGTTTCGTGGCCGAGCTGCGCCGCTCTGTTGAACCGACTGTCAATGCCGTCGATAACGCCCGGCAAGACCTCGCTGTACTTGTAGTAATCCTTTCGGTCGGGGGCGCCCAGATCGCGCAAGTCCGCCGTTGCCTGCTGAGCCAGCGCGATGATGTCAGCGACCGGCAGGTTCTCACTGGCCGAATCCTTGATCACCTCCGCAACCTCAACCACACGGCGCAGGGCTGAACGCTCCAGTACGATGCGTTGATACCCGGCCCAGTTCGCCGTGCTGGGGGTGTTCTTCGCAATTTCTGCCGCATGGGACAAGGTTCGCTCACCGCTGGGCAGCTCTGGGTGCTCTGTGCTGACCGTGACCACGTCTATTGGCTGACCCGTGGCGTGCGTATCGATAATCGCTTGATACAGCGCGGCGTTATCGTCAAAAGCGAAATCAGCGGTACTCACGCGAGCCGTGATGCTGTCGAATAGCGATGCGTCCAGCAGCAGCGCACCCAACAGACCGTATTCAGCGTCAGCGCTGTAAAGTTCGCGGCTCATGCTGCACCTCGCGCTGAGGGCCAGCGGAACACGCAGACGAGCCCGCCACGGTCGCGCAGGCGATCCACGGCGCGGTCGCCCATGTTCACTTTCAAATCGGTGATGCTCAGGTTGCTGACGACAATCGTCGGCTTGAGCTGCTCGTAACGCCCGTTGATCACCTCAAACAGCACCTGGCGCTCGAAGTCGGTGCCGTTCTGCAGGCCCACTTCGTCGATAACCAGCAGATGCGGTCCGATCAGATCGGCGTAGACCTGCGACTCGGTTTTGGCCTGCGAGCCGAACGTCTCTTTCACGCTGCGGATGATGCCACCAGCCGTTACGTACAAACCGGTCACGCCCTGATTGCCGAAGTACCGGATGACCTGCTGGAGCATGGCAGTCGCAAGGTGAGTCTTGCCGGTGCCCACCTGCCCCAGCAACATCACGCAGCGGCCCACCTGATAGTTTTCGGCGAAGGCCTCCACGAAGCCCGTGGCGACGCTCCATGCCCTAGCTTTGGCGTTGTCATCCCCAGCCTTCCAGTTTTCAAGGGTGGCCTGCTGGAACCGGGCCGGGATGCATGAATCGAGCAGCCGTGAGTTCAGCAACCGCTCGGTGTGGACCAGCACGCCGCCAGCTCGGATACTGATGTCAGCCGAGTGACGGTTATCAAACTCGCAGCCAGGGCAGCCGTACCAGATCGGGTCAGCGCCGAACTGCTCGACCAACGCGCTGGTGTAGCGGCCGTGTGTTGAGCAATCGCCCTGGCGGGTGTCGATGGTGTAACGCGGTTGGAAGGTCATTGGCCATCCCCCGCAATCCGGTAGTTACCGTTGTCGTCCAGCTCCAGCCCGTCGGTGTGGTCCACCTGATCGAGCTGGGTGTGACGGGAGCCCGAACCTACATTGCCGGCCGGCTCTACTTCATCTTCCCAGCGCTTGCCGTTGAGCCAGGTCGCGGCGTGCGGGATGAACTGGCCGTTGTCCTTCGTCCAGCCAGGTGTCGCCACATGCTTGGCAAGCGCCGAGACGATCAGGTCATACAGTGCCTCGGTCATCTGGAGCTTCTGCCACGCCTTCGATGCCTTGTCCTTTCCAACCTTGCGTGGGTACAGCCTCCAGAAAGTATCGAATGACCCGTTTTCCACCCCGGTGCGAACAGGGTTTTTAGTGCTCTTTGTATTGTTGATGTTTGTATTGTTCCCCTGCGTGTTTTCCGAAGGGGGTTCGCCGTCTTTTCCGAAGGGGTTCGCGCCTTTTTCCGAAGGGGTATTCGGATAATCGAATGGGTCAACAAGACGAATTCGGCGCTCTACAATGCGCTTGCCGTCACGAATCAACTCGACATCCAAAAGCCCGCGATTAGCCAGCCCGCTGATGATTTCAGACACGCGGGAAATCGACAGATTGAAGAACTCGGCGAAGTGGGCATTCGTCGCGTAGCAGCCGCGGGCGTCCGTCTCAAGGCTGGATATCTCCCCAAGCATGACCTTTTCCACCGGCGACAGCGTGCGGTCAAGCCAGCGTTCGGCAGGAATCCAGACGCCTTGGAATTTGCGTGGGGTGTCTTTGCTCATTGCAAAGTCTCCCCGGCTGCATTAGCGCGCCGCACGACTGCAGCCCTTGGCGCTTCGATGGCCTCGCCGCGATACGCCATCAGAGCGCGCACAGCGGTCTCCATACGGCGTTTCGCGCTGCCCTTCGCTTGCTTGGCCTTCTGCGACTGCTCATATGTTTGATTCGTGAAGTTGATAACTGGCGTGTAGGCCGGGTCGTCAGGGTTGATTCGGCGAAAGTTCGGCTCGGGCTCACCGTGTACTGCGAAGTACTGCTGATACTCGTTATTGAGCAGCTGCCGCACGTCTCGGACGAGCGCCTGCGCGCGGTACCAGTCAACGGTCAGAGCAGCCACGCGCTGAACAAGCTGTTGATGGGACGGTTTTTTGCTCATGACTTAACCTTATGCACCAGTCGAAACCGGCCTTCAAAATAGGGGTGTGTGGCCTGAGTGGCGCTGACCATCTGGCACTCGGAAATGAAACGCTTGAACGCGGCGGTAACGAGGCTCTTTGACCAGACGATGTACTGGCTGCCCTTCGCTTCCTCGTGCCCGTTACGGACCATGCCTGCGTGATTTGGCTGGTTTGGCCACTGGCGCAGCACGAACGACACCGTCGACCCGGACAGGCCATAGGCCTTGTTCATTTCCGCCTGAATGCGGCCGAGCGGGATGCAGTTCTGCGGGCAGTGGTCCCAAACGCGCTGTTCGGCGATCACCTCGACCCTGCGCTCGATCCGTTCGATGGCCACCTGCTGCTCACGTTGCTGGCGCTCCATTTCCACCAGGTGGTTGGCATTCGCCGCCGTGATTTCTGCCTGCGTCATCGGGCGAGCGCCGTCCTCCAACTCCTGCCAGCGATCAACAAGCGCTGCTGTGAACTCAGGGCTTAGCTGGGCCACCACGATGAAACTGTCTCTCTTGCAGACCTGGAAAACGGCGACGGTTTGGCGGAGGTGATTTTTAACTTCCGCCACTGGCGGGAGTTGAATTGTTCCTCTCTCCGCAAGCCGAGCTATAGAGCGCTTCACGTCGTCATGACGGGAGCCGACCAGATCGGCAATCTCTTGGGAGGACATTGTCGGGGCGGTGCTGTTGATCAGATTCATTCCGGTATCCCCAAGCCTTGGGCAATCGACTGAAGGTCGGTATAGGCAGCTATCGCAATAAGGCGGATGGCTGCCTGCACGCCGGCCTCGCATCGGCAGTTCAGTTGCTCTTCGCCATCGTCCGAGCTTTCGCGGGCAACAGTGTTTTCCGCCAGCACGTCCGAGAGAATTCCGATGGCGTCCAGGGATTCAGCGATCCGCTTGGCTACGTGGGTGTAATGTTCTGGGTTGCTCATTGAACACCCCCATCACTGGCGCCACGATTTTCAGGGTCGTCGTTTTGTGGCGCGCGCTTGTCGTCCAGCGTCGCCCATTTGCCAACGCCAAGATCAATCACGTCCTTGCTCGACGCTGTGTCAAAACGATTCAGGTGACCACTGAACCCTAGAAGCTCCCAGCTTGTAGCGCTGCAGTCCTTGGCCCAGGCGTCATAATCCAGATGGCCGCCTACGTCTTTCTTGTCCGCACACCATTCCGGTAGTTGCCTAACGAGGCGCATTTCGTTCAAGTAAGTCCACCAGCGGGATGCATGCTTTCTTTCAGCGATCAGCAGGTCTGCGATCAACCGCTTTTGCTCAACGGTGAACGTGACTTCCAAAGGCGCTTGCGCCAATGGGGGTGCAGTGGTATTTTTCGGGTGCATGAAATCGTCCTCTAGACGAAGAAGTTCAAAAAGTCCATTGGCGTGGACTGGTTTAAAAAGGCTCGCGAACTGCGGGCCTTTTTGTTGCCCGTGATTTAGCCGGACAACAAAAACTGAAATGGAGTGAGCTGACTCATGCTTGATTCCTTTTCATTGGGCAGCAAAAAAGCCAACCATTGGAAGTTGCTGAAGAGGCCCTGGCGAGGGCCTTCCTTTTCCATTAAAAACGTGCACGACCCTAAGTTACCTAGCAAGCGAGGGCCTATGGAGGGTCGAGTTTTGCGTGCGCACATCTGCAAGGTCATGTGATAGTTCCGAAAAATGCTGTCCTTTCCTAAGTAGTGCTGGGCGAACGCTCCTGATAAGGAAAGAAATTTCCAGAAAAGTAGCTTTTGGCTATAACGCCGCATTATTTGGCGCCTATGACGTACAGATATCGTGAAATCTCGCGCATGCGCGGAATTTTGAAAGTTTTCGCATGCAGAATTTTTCATACCCTTTCTCCCGCAGTGCGCGGTCGACGGGTACTGGATGTATGAACAGAGGGTTTGCCCGCCTGCTCCTCGAGCAGCATTTGGCGCATTATTTCGTCCGAGATAGGTGAAGCATCTGGGTAAATGTCAGGCCTTAACTCATGGCGAGACACCCCGGTAGCGGATTCGATGGAGATGACCTGATGAGCTGGAATGCCTCTGACCTTCCAGTGGGAAACGGCCATAGGGCTGACTCCAACAATCTTCGCCAATGCGACGCCAGAACCGGCCGCCGTGATGGCTCGTTCTACAGGGGTCTGTGTCATAAACGTTTCTCAGCAAGCGACCTCGACAAATCAACAATACGTTTATTTAATAAACATTGCAATCTCAGTAAACTCGGTGTTTATGACTACTAAACATTCAGGCGATCGCCTCAAGTATCTGCTGCGCAGTAGGGGGCTCTCTGCCTCGCAATTCGCTGCTGAGTTTGGAATCAGCAACCAGATGCTTAATAACTGGTTCGTCAGAGGCATTCCTGGGCGTCACCTGCTGTCAGTCGCGCGGCGCTTAGGAATGAATCCGGAATGGTTAGAAAGTGGAGCCGGGGAGCCACACTATTCCAAGATCGACGAGGATTACCGTCGCCTTTCCGCGCCCGAGAAGGTAAAGGCAGACCAGGCCTATCGCGAATGGAACGAAGCACACAGCCCGACGACGAATATCGAGCCGGCTATACAGCCTCGGCGCTCTTTCGAGTACCCCGAGGTCTCATGGGTCCAGGCAGGAAGCCCTTCGGAAGCTATAGACCCCAGTAACATCGCGCTGTGTCCAAGACACAGTTCAGATGTATGGGCAGGCGAAGGCGGCTTCTGGTTGAAAGTCACCGGCAACTCAATGACCAGCTCAGGACCAGCAAGCTTTCCAGAGGGTCATCTGATTTTAGTAGCACCCGACCTAGAGCCCCGGCCAGGCCAATTTGTGGTCGCCAGGCTGGTCGACAGCAACGAAGCAACCTTCAAGCAGCTTGTTAAAGATGCAGGCGATCTTTACTTGAGGCCACTGAACCCTGCTTTCCCTGTCAAGGAGCTGACCGATAGCTGGGAAATCGTAGGCACAGTTGTCGACGGAAAGATGCCGAAATCTCTCTTCTCCTGACGCCTCTCGTCAATCATGCCGCCACCTTGGCGGTTTTTTTTGGTCTAAAATAAACAAAATAAACAAATTGTGTTGACCTTGAGGTAAACAGAATGTTTACTTGACCCACGCCAAACAAGCACGGAGCTCAAACCATGACCGCCAACACCCTCACCGCCGGCAACTGGAAAGGCAGCCTCAAAATGGGCTTGGCTCCTCGCGAGCTTGAGGCAACCTTGTGGGCGGCTGCCGATCTGACGGTAAAAGAGATTGGTCGTGCAATGGGCGTAAGTCCTGCTACCGCTGAGAAGCGCCTCGATAGCGCCAGGTTCAAGTTCGGGGCCAAGACCATGCGTGGCCTTGTTCTGGAAGCTTTTCGCCGTGGCGTGATTTCACCCGCCGCTGCTCTTACGCTCGTGCTGGCCGCCCACGGTGCGCTCGCTACCGACCCGATGACCAAAGTCCGCCGCAGCGGTGGGAGTGAATCCAAGATCGAAACTCGAATCGCAGCCAAACGCTATGAAGTGACGCTGGCGGCATAACCCAAACCTAATTTTGCGAAAGCCAACAATCGCGGTAGGCCCTCGGCTTGCCTGTAGAAACCAAAAGGAGTTGCACCATGCTGTGTCTAACCCGTCGCTTCGGCGAATCAATTGTCATTGGCGACAACATCAAAATCACCGTGATCAGCGGCCGGGACGGCCAAATCCGACTCGGCATCGATGCTCCGGCCGATCTGGCAGTCGACCGTTCCGAAATCCGCACTGCCAAGTTGGCCAACCCTCGCACCGGGAGCGATCGTCATGCAGCGGTATGAAGGCGGCAGCCGCGGTGCAGACAAATTTGTCGTGCGCCTCCCGGACGACATGCGCAGCGAGGTCGAGCGCGCAGCGGCATCAAGTGACACCAGCATGAACACCGTCGTGATCCGTGCCCTTCGCCTGTACCTGCACGGCCAGGAGCGGCAAGAGCTCTTGCTTGATGCGCTGGCCAAGGCCGCTGCGCACGAAGCTGCAGAGGCTGACCAGGAGCAGCAGGCATGAGCACACTAAGCCAAGGTACCCAGCGACACCCGCGCACCGAGTTCGAAAGCCTGGGCGAGCGCCTGATTCGGTTCGGTCAGGCGCTTCAAGACCCGGCCACCACCGTTGGACAGTTGACCGGCCTGGCCACCTCATGCGGGATCGCACTCAAGCTGCGCACGGTCGCTGAATCGGGGGCGCGTGATGATGAAGGCTGAAGCGTCAGTTTCGCCCGCAGTTCAAAACCTGAAGCGGCAGGAGTAGCAATCAATGCGCTACATGACCATCAGGAAATTCGCCAGCGAGTCTGGCTACAGCGAGGACGCTATCCGCTCGAAAATCCGTGATGGAATTTGGCGGCTTGGCGAAATTTGGTACAGGGCTCCGGATGGCCGGACGCTCATCGACATGGAAGGGTACGAGTCATGGGTAGAGACGGGCGGGGAGTTCGGGCGGTCTCCGATACGAGCATCGAAATCACGTTCATGTATCGGGGCGTCCGGTGCCGCGAGCGCATCACGCTCAAGCCCTCCCCCACTAATCTGAAGAAGGCCGAGCAGCATAAGGCAGCGATCGAGCATGCGATATCGATCGGCGCGTTCGACTACTCGGTGACGTTTCCCGGCTCGCCTAGGGCCGCGAAGTTTGCGCCTAAGGCAAACCAGGAAACAGTGGCAGGCTTCCTGACTCGTTGGCTGGAGGGAAAGAAGCGGCACGTCTCGAGCAGCACGTTCGACGGCTATCGTAAGATCGTGGAGCTGCGTCTGGTGCCGGCTCTTGGCGAGCACATGATGGTCGAGCTGAAACGAAAAGACGTGCGCGACTGGTTAAGCACCTTGGAAATCAGCAACAAGACACTGAGCAACATTCAGAGCTGTCTCAGATCGGCGCTGACTGACGCTGCAGAGGAAGAGCTGATCGAGGTGAATCCCCTGGCTGGTTGGACCTACTCGCGGAAGGAGGCACCAGCCAAGGACGACGACGTAGACCCGTTCAGCCCAGAAGAGCAGCAGGCAATACTAGCGGCCCTCAATGGCCAAGCACGCAACATGATGCAGTTCGCTTTGTGGACAGGCCTACGCACCAGCGAACTCGTTGCACTGGATTGGGGGGATATCGACTGGCTGCGCGAGGAAGTCCTGGTCAGCCGGGCCATTACCCAAGCTGCGAAGGGGCAAGCTGAAGTGACAAAGACGGCGGCCGGACGTAGGGCCGTGAAGCTGCTCAGGCCAGCTATGGACGCCTTGAAAGCACAGAAGGCCCACACATTTCTGGCTGACGCGGAGGTGTTCCAAAATCCTCGCACACTTGAACGCTGGACCGGCGACGGGCCGATCCGAAAGACAATGTGGGTTCCCGCTATGAAGAAAGCAGGAGTGCGGTACCGTCGCCCTTATCAAACCCGGCATACTTACGCGTCAATGATGCTGTCAGCAGGTGAACATCCAATGTGGGTCGCGAAGCAAATGGGACATGCTGACTGGATGATGATCGCGCGAGTTTACGGACGCTGGATGCCATCCGCCGATCTTCACGCAGGTGCGAAGGCGGAAACGCTGTGGACTTTAAAATCGAAAATCTAAACCAACAGGTCAGAAAATAAAATAGCACCCTGGTGCAAGAGACTACTGGTAACGCACAGGAGAAAGAGAACTGTACATAATCACAGCGATTGATTGGTAAGCCATCAATGTGCCACGCTCCGATTTTAGCCATGGAGCGGTAGCGTGAAGATTAAGTCAATCGTAGTTAAAAACTATAAAACGCTGGAAAACGTTCCACTCACCTTTGGCGACACCTTTACGTCTATAAGTGGTCGTAATAACGCGGGCAAGACTAGCGTTATAAAAGCCCTACAAGGGTTACTAAAAGACAAGGGGAAAAATGTTTGGTGGTCAGAGCGGGAAGGTATTGAGTACGCTACAGCAAAGACTCAGTGGACTCAAGAAGCGATGCCGATCGAGCTAGAATACATCTTATATTTTAGCGAACTTGATGACCCTGGCATGTATAAATTTGTACTAAAAATCGCATCGATAGAAAATTATGAGGAAAAAAGTTTTTCTTTGAGGATTTTGGTGCGATATACCGAGACAAGCGATAACGACGCTACTGTTTATTTCAATGATGCGCCGCTCGAAAGATTTGCATCTAAGGAAATCCATACCAAAATCACAGCATCAACGCTTGCCATTTTCCATAATTCCGCGGAAGTTGGAATGAGTGCTTATTTGAATGGAGGCTTTTCCAGACTCGCTCAAGACTTAATGTTCTCAAGTGCTGAGCTTAATGAAATCTCTGCTGAACAAGACCGTCTGAAGAAGAAAATAAAAAAATTGGCTGGCAAGCACAGAGCCGAGCTATCGGGACTGCTAGGAAAACTCGAAGAAAAATATGAAGTAGAGCTTACCGTTTTCGACAACTACTTAAACGGCCACATCCCTTTAGAACTAAACCTAAAAGATAAAAGCGTCGAGGTCTCACTTAACGAATGGGGTACTGGCACACAGAATCGTACACATATAATGATGTTGATTCTTTATGCCAACAAAATAAGACTTGAAGCTGGCGATGAAAACAGGATAACGCCGATTATAATAATAGAAGAGCCAGAAAGCTTCTTACACCCATCCGCTCAAGCTGAATTTGGCCGAGTAATCAGAAGCTTGTCCAGAGATTTAGACATTCAGATAATAATCTCTACTCATAGCCCATACATGTTGTGCCAAGAGTTCCCAGATTCAAACATATTATTAGAGAGGAAGACTTTTAGGAACAATCTGAGACAAACTGAGATTGTCCCCATCGATACCAGTAATTGGATGTCCCCTTTTAGCCAAATTTTAGGACTGGATAATGCCTCATTTACGCCTTGGCAGACGGTCATAGGCGCGCGCAAAAACTGCGCTATTTTTGTCGAAGGAATTCTGGATAAAGAGTACCTTGAGTTTATTTCCAGCCTTGGTCTGAGCGGACTTACGCTGCCAGAAGGTGCAGAGGTTTTAGCATATGATGGAAAGGACGCGTTAAAGAACTCCATACTACTCAAGTTTGTCATTGAAAAGTTCCATCGGGTGTATGTAACATTTGACCTAGATGCGACATCTGAACTAGAGCGCCCTATGAAAGTTTTAGGCCTTGAGAAAGATACTGACTATTATGGGATTGGCGTGAATGAGCCGGGCAGAGACTGCATCGAAGGGCTATTACCGCCTCTGATCGTTTCATCTGTATTTGGAAATAATCATAACTTAGTAATGAAAGCTCAAAGTCAAAACCAGGCCGATCGAAAAAGTGCTAAAAACTCGTTAAAACGACTAATGCTTGATGAATTCAAAAAGCGTGCGAATTGGTCGAAGTCTGAATTAGCGTCTTTCAAGCCCCTTTTTCAGGCGATTAGTAAAGCGTTCGTTGCGAAATGA